GACGCTCGTTTGCCGTCATCGCGAAGAACGCGGGAGAAGAGGCCGCCATCCGTGCCGCGTGGCACCGGGTGCTGGCCGAGCAACACCAACAGCGCGCCGAGTGGGCGCGCGCAATGAAAGGCACGCCATGAAGATCCCCGACCCCCAACACACCATCGCCGCTCTCATCGACGCAGCGCACGAAGCCAAGCGCGCTTCCCACGCCGAAGTCTTCCGCCCCCACATGGGCGCGTCAACGCTCGGCGAGAAGTGCGACCGGAAGCTCTGGCTCGGCTTCCGCTGGGCGGTGCGCGAGAACTTCCCGGGCCGCATCCTGCGTGTCTTCCGGCGAGGCCAGAACGAGGAGGCGCAAGTCGTCTCCGACTTGCAGGCCATCGGCTGCAAGGTGCGCTCGACCGGCGCCGAGCAGACGCGCGTCGACTTCGGCTCGCACGTCTCGGGCTCGATCGACGGCATCATCACCGCAGGCGTGCCCGATGCGCCGAAGAAGGCCCACGTCCTCGAGATCAAGACGCACTCGAAGAAGTCGTTCGAGGCGCTCGAGAAGGATGGCGTCGAGAAGGCGCATCCGAAGCACTTCGCGCAGGTGCAGGCGTACATGCTCGGGACGGGCATTGACCGAGCCCTCTACGTCGCCGTGTGCAAGGACGACGACCGCCTCCACGTCGAGCGCTTCAAGCTCGACAAAGAGCGCGCGGAGCGCCTCGTGGAGCGCGGGAAGCGCATCGCGACGCAGGACGAGATCCCGCCGCCGCTCAGCTCGGACCCGACGTGGTTCGAGTGCAAGTTCTGCTCGGCGCACGACTTCTGCCACGGCTCGAAGGTGACGCGCGAGGTCAACTGCCGAACGTGCGCGCACTCGACCGCCGAGGCCGACGGGACGTGGACGTGCGCGCGGCACGACGGGAACGTGATGCCGACGGACTGGATGCGCGAGGCGCACGAGTGCCACGCGCTGCACTTTCATCTCGTGCCATGGCCGTTCCTTCGCATGGAGTGCGGCGACCCCGTCTTCGACGTCGAGGGAACCGAGGTCGCCAACGGCCCGAGCGGCTTCGCTTCGACGGAGCTCATCGCAAACCCGAAGGCGTGCGTCGACCCGACCCTGGTTGCGCTCCGCACCAAGTTCGGCGGGAAGGTCGTCGGATGAAGCTGCGCCCCTACCAGCAACGCGCGATCGACCAGCTCTACGACTGGTTTCGCGCAGGCAACACCGGGAACCCGTGCCTCGTCCTCCCGACGGGCGCGGGGAAGAGCCACATCGTCGCCGCGCTCTGTGAAGACGCGCTCACGCAGTGGCCCGAGACGCGCGTTCTCATGTTGACGCACGTCAAGGAGCTCATCGAGCAGAACGCCGCGAAGCTGCGCGCGCACTGGCCCGGTGCGCCCATGGGCATCTACTCGGCGAGCATCGGTCGCAAGGAGCTCGGCGAGCCGATCACCTTCGCGGGCATCCAGTCGATTCGGAAGCGCGCCGCCGAGCTCGGGCACGTCGACCTCGTCATCATCGACGAGGCGCACCTCGTCTCGCACAAGGACGAGGGCGGGTATCGCACGTTCCTCGCCGACCTCGAGCGCGTGAACCCCGCGCTTCGCGTCGTCGGCCTCACCGCGACGCCGTACCGGCTCGGGCACGGGCTCATCACCGACGGCGACGCGCTCTTCGACGCGCTCATCGAACCCGTGTCGATCGAGGATCTCGTGCACCTCGGCTACCTTTCGAAGCTGCGCTCGAAGTGGACCGAGGCCGCGCTCGACACCGAGGGCGTGCACACGCGCGGCGGAGAGTTCATCGAGAGCGAGCTTCAGAAGGCCGTCAACACGCGCGACCAGAACGAGCGCACGGTGCGCGAGACCATCGCCCTCGCAGGCTCGCGCAAGTCATGGCTGTTCTTCTGCTGCGGCGTCGACCACGCGCGCGACGTGTGCGAGGTGCTGCGCGAAGAGGGCATCGCCGCCGACTGCGTGACCGGCGACACGCCGAAGAAGGAGCGCGAGCGCATCATCGACGCCTTCAAGCGCGGCGAGCTGCGTGCGCTCACGAACGCGAACGTGCTCACGACGGGCTTCGATCACCCCGGCGTCGACCTCATCGCCATGATGCGCCCGACCCTATCGCCGGGCCTCTACGTTCAGATGGCGGGTCGAGGACTTCGCATCGCACCTGGGAAGGCCGACTGCCTCGTCCTCGACTTCGCGGGCGTCGTCGAGACGCACGGACCCATCACCGCCGTGAAGCCGCCGAGCAAGGCAAAGAAGGGCACGGGCGAAGCACCCGTGAAGGTGTGCGACGCTTGCGCCGAGCTCGTGCACCCGACGTGCCGCGTCTGCCCTGCGTGCGGTCACGAGTTCCCCGAGCCCGAAGAGAAGAAGCTCGCCCTTCGCGACGTGGACATCATGGGCGCACCGCCCTCCGACGTGCGCGAGCTCGAGGTCACCGAATGGGAGTGGCGACGCCACGTCGGCGCGTCCTCGGGCAAAGAGTCGCTGCGCGTGCGCTACTACGGCGGGCTCACGGAGACGATCGACGAGTACCTGACGATCGCTCACGACGGATACGCGGGCGACAAGGCCCGGCGTCTGCTCGCGCGCATCGCCGCCGACGCTGGCCTATCTCCTGGTTGGGCGCTCGTCGACGACCTCGACGAGATTGCGCGCGAGATGAACGCGACGACGCCGCCCGCCGTGGTACGCTACACGCAACGCGGCAAGTTTGCCGAGATCCTGAAACGAGAATGGGCCGCCGATGTCCGCCGTGAAGAAGTGGCTTGAGATCGTCGCGAATCCGCCGCGGTGTTGCCTGTCGTGCGATCACTACCTGACGCATCGTGGCGAGTGGGAAGAAGGTGCAACATGCAAGAAGTTCGAAGCAAACCCTCCGCGAGAGTTCGTCGAGGAACCAAACGAGTGCGAGCACTGGACGCAGCTAGTCCCGTTCTGACGCGCACCGAGCACGTCGAGCAACGCGAGTTCGTCTCGTGGTTCCGCAAGACGTTCCCGGCGATCCGCATCCTCGCGATCCCGAACGGCTCGCAACGCAGCAGGACGACCGGCGCGCGCCTGAAGGCCGAAGGCGTCGTCGCTGGCGTGCCCGACCTTCTCATCCCGGCGTGGAACCTCTGGATCGAGATGAAGCGCGCGGACGGCGGGAGCGTAAGCACGCAGCAGAAAGACTGGCACCGGTACCTAGAGTCGATCGACCACACGGTGCTCGTTTGCGCTGGATTCTCTCAGGCGAAAGAAAAAGTGGAGGAGCTAGTGAAAAGAGGTTGCTTCTAAGTCTTTCGTCGTTCATATTGTCTGCACGTCGCAAGTGCGACGCACACTGAAACGGAGACCAAAGATGTCCATCCTCGCCATGACCATCGCCCAGCAACTCGCCGAAGACGCCCTCGGGCCGGTGCTCGGCTCGCAGCTCACGCGCGACACGAAGAAGGGCCGCATCGCCCGCGCGGCCAAGTCGGCGGCGCAGATGGCTTTGATTCGCCACCTAAAGGACGTCGAGCCCGGCGACTTCCACTACGCCGCCGAGGGCTTCTCCGACCGCCTCGCGACCGCGCGGCGCGTCGCATCGGAGGCCGTTGAGGCCGAGATCGTCTACCTGCGGAGCCGCGGGGCATGAACCACACCTACCACCCCGACCTCATCGGGCGCCTCGCCATCCGGCTCGGTCGCGCCTTCCGCCACAAGTGGGCCACCGAGATTCCGCGCGACGCCGTGTGGAACTGGTTCACCGCCGAGAAGGCCATCCGCTCGGCGACGAACAGGACGGTCCCCAACCTTGACGGCTACGACCTGACGTACAACGTCGGCCAAACGCACTGGCTCCTGACGCCGGACGACATCGTCGTCCGCTGCGACGACCGCGAGCTCGGCACGCGCTGCCGCGTCGAGGCCCGCGTTGACGAGACGCTCGGACCCGTGCTCGAGGTCTGGCTCGCCAGCCTCTCGGGGTTCGACCACTTCGAGCTCAGTCGCTTCGACAAGGTCCTTACCTCGTTGTCGGAAGGCCCGTGGAAGCCGCTCCACCGGCTCACGCCGCTCGCGGTCATCGTGCAGGCGCTCCCCGAGTACCTGCCGACGGAGCCGTCGATGCTCGTCTACACCGACGGGCGCATCATCTCGGGGGACGCCGAGCTCAACGCCGCCATGGCGCGGGCCGGCACTCGCTTCTTCACGCAGTGGGAAAGGATGGTCACGCGATGAAGCCCGGCGACGTACTCGGGAAGCGAACGCTCGTTCGCCGCGTTGAAGGCCGCGGGCGCCCCCACTGGCTCGTGCGCTGCGTCTGCGGGCGCGAACAGGTCGTGCGGGAGCATCACCTTGCAAGCGGGCTCGGGCTCGCCTGCTTGCCATGCGCGCGCAAGCGCCAGGGGGAAGAGCGATGCGCACGGTGATCGGAGACCTCGTCCTCATGGCGCCGGCCTTCGCCCTCGGCTGGTACGGCGGACTGCTCGGCGCCCTACTCGCCGTCCTGCTCGTGCCCGCGTGGGTCGAGCTCGTCGGGAGGCACCTCCCATGACGCACGAGCGCATCGGCATCTTCGAGATCCTCGCCGACAACGGCGAGAAGTACCACTTCCGCCGGCTGACGGTCCGCTGCACGCGCTGCGGCGCCGTCGCCGAGCGCGAGTACGCATCGGTCAAGTCGAGGAGCTCGAGGACGTGTCAGCACTGCCCGAGGCGCCTTGTGAAGCGGGCGATCGTCGAGCTCCTGCGCGCCCGCGGCGAGCTCACTGGGCGCCACATCGGGCGCCTCCTCCCGCCGGAGCACACGCGACGACGGGACAAGCTGGCCGAGATACTTGTCGAGCTCGTCGAAGCGGGCGAGGTCGTACGCTTTCGGGCGACAGGAGAACAACGGACATGGACATACGACGTGACGCACCGATAGGGTCTGATTATGACTGGCGCTGCTGGCGCTGCCGCACGGTCTCAACGACCGAGCGCCAGGGCGACCGCGTTGCCCT